CGGAGCTTCGTTTTTCAGATACCAAAAACACTCACTGCAATCTATTCGTTACTCAACATTAAATGCTCGTATCTCACCTAAATCCTCCAGAGTGTTTAACACTTCTTTCATCTCCCGCTGACGTTCGTGGATTTTAAAACCCTCCGTCACCATGGCCACCATCATGGCATCGTTCAGCGCAATAAGTTTCTCCCTGGTCAGTACGACGTTGTTATTATCCGCATCAGTCCAGAAAAAACCCTCCGGAAGCAGTCCGGCCTGTGCTGTTGCAACCACGGGGGCAAGGCGTGACTGCGAGGTTTTTCCGCCATCAAAACGACGGCCATCAAACGTGAAAATAAACTCAACGTTTTCCTGACTGTCTCGCCATGCCTCAATTTCCCGCCTTTTGGCATCCTTTGCCGCTGCAATAAGTTCCGGCGTGACGGTGAACGGGGCGATTTCGCCCCATTTCCCGCTTTGCAGCTCCTGCCAGACATGCTGGCCTGTCGGGGCCATATCATCCTGTATGGCGGTATACAGGACGAACTCGTTTCACCTTCAAATAACACCTCGCAGTCAACCGCACCATTTTCAAGATAATGTGCGTTTCTGATACCTTTCACCGCTCTGATTTTCATGCCTGATTTCCTCATTACTCAATGCGTACAAAAAGACCGATAAAGCCACGCTGAGTACCATAATTGTTACCCAGGCCAGAAAGCGCCGTGTAACGACCGGGGAAGTTGTATTCACCGGCACCGCCAATCACAACCTGCGGTGAGGATGCGTATGTCCCTGTATCACTAACCGTGCACTCATGGCCAGAGGACCAAGACGGGAACCCGGCACAGTATCACCGAGTCCCAGAGAAGCATTTTCACCAAAACTTTCTCCCTGATATACCGCCATAATCGGCACGCCAAGTGCCGGGTATTGGTAATATGAGAACGGACCATTACCGGCGGTTGAGGACATCAGATATGCCAGGGAGTTGCCGTCATACACAATCATGTTTGATGTTGCGGTCCAGGTGTTATCACTGTAATGATAACGCATGCAATGTATGTTGTGCTCATCCTCGTAATACTGGTTGTAGTACAGCAGCGTTTTGAATTTACGCGCCGTGTCTGATTCGTCGTTATCAGACGGTGACCACATCACATCAATGATACCGTTAAATTTCGTGGTCCCCTTCAGCAGCGTGGAAGAGTCCGCAATACTGACCGCATAACGCCCCGGTGTGACTGTCTGCAGCCATATAACGAAATCAGCCTGTCCGTTAAATGACAGAGCTTCGGCTCTGGTGAATGCCTGTCCAAACCCATACATCCCGGACAGGGGCCAGCCTGCCCGGTGTGCGTCACGGATATCACTCTGGGGTTCCATCGTCGCAGGCCGCGTTCAGCTCAAGCTCCGTGCGCATGGCTTCAGCCGTGTCATGCGCCAGTAATGCGCGGCCCTTCTCTGACAGCAGAGACAGTGAGGCATTCCCGTCTGTATTGAAGTACAGAAGATTATCTGCCCGTTGCGTCAGTGCGCTGATTGCCGTTAAGACGTCATTAAGCGGTTGTTTGCCTGCCAGCGCATTCATCATTGAGGTCGCAAAGTTCGGGTCATTGCCCAGCGCCGCTGCCAGCTCGTTCAGGGTGTCCAGAACTTCCGGCGATGAGCCAACCAGCGCAGCAAGCAGTTTGCGCACAAACGCTGCGTTCGCTGCTTCCAGACCGGCGGCATCATCCGGTGGGGTTGGGGTGGTTGGGGTGCCGGTGAAGGCCGGGCTGTCCAGTGGCGCTTTTTGTTTTCGTTTCGTCCATGACGGCTTTGACAGCCTTTGGCGTGGCAGCCAGTTCATCGCTGTCGTTGTCCGTATCACTACACAGTTGCACCAGACCTTTTTCTGTCGTGCTGGCATTTGTTGCATTCAGGTCATCAACTATCTGCTGCGCCTCATCCCTGTACTGTTTCGCTTCCTGCGCATTGTCTGCACCTGCATCCTGGCTGTCTTTAGCCTGTCGGGCGTATTCGGCAGCGTTATTTTCATGCCCGAGTGCAGCATTTGCTGCATTTTCCGCGCTGGTTGCAGCTGATGATGCGGCATTATGATAAAGGCGGGCACGTTCGGCGGCATCGACTGATTCGTCCCGCGCTGTGCCTGATGTCTGTGCGCTGTTTTCTGCCTCACCCGCAAAACGTTCCGCATCATCACGGGCGGTGACCGTTGCCTCCACATCCTGCGCGGTCTGCTGTGCGTTTCCGGCTGCAGCTTCGGCGCTCTGCTGTGTCTGATTTTTTAGCTCTTCTGCCTCATCCTTACTAACCGCCGCAGATGTTGCTGCATTGATTGCATCATCAGCCGCTGTTTCTGCTCTCTCCCTGTCACTGACCACCTGCTCAGACAAGCGAACAACGGTATTTACCATTTCCTCAAAACGCTTCATTACCTCAGGGCGTAAATCACCCTCCTTTGGTGCATCCAGAAAAGCATTCAGCGTATCCGGCTCATCTGTCGGTGCAACATAAATTTCCCCCGCCTTTACAGGAGGATGCCCTGAGCGGGACAAAAATACATCATAAAATCCCGGCTCAGCATTAATAGTATACCCGCCATCACTTCCCGTAAGACAGGTTGCCACAATATTAACCACAACTGTCGGACTGGTTCTTCTGGCACGCAATTCAATCGCACAGTTTACGACAGGCTCACCCGCTCCGTCCTTCAGGACACCTGAAATCTTTACTGTCATATTCACCCCACAAAAAAGCCCGCCTGAACCGGCGGGCTGTCATAACACTGTGTTACCTGGCTAATCAGAATTTATAACCGACACCCACGATGAAACCGTCAGTGCGCCAGTCACCACTGCCGGAGCCTTCATAAGCAATATCAATGGCCACGGATTCGGTCGGGTTAAACTGCACGCCAGCCCCCCACGCCAGAGACGTGTTGCTGTGGCGACCGTCATCACTTCCGGTCAGCACATCGTGCGTTTTCCCCTTGTTGTCAGTTACGCGGAGATAATCCCCGGAGAAAGTCGACACACGGCTGTAAGCCACACCCGCCATCGCATACGCGCTGAACCATTCATTCACGCGCACAGACGGCCCCGCCATTACGCTGAACCAGCGGTTACGAACGGAATCTTCATGCCAGCGGGTATCACTGTAACGGGTCAGCTGGCGATTCTTGTCTCCTGCATAGCTGAATGACGTCACCAGCCCCAGCGTGTCCGTAAACTCATAACGGTATTTCACGTTAATGCCCTTCAGGTCATCGTTTCCGGGCATATCAGTATGGGACTGAAGATACCCGCCGCTTAGTGTGGACTGATGCTCTGCTGCACTCGCTGGCGTACCAGCGGCGACCAGCCAGACTACTGCAGACAGAATAACAGCACATAATTTACGCATAATTACCTCTCGCTTTTCTGCAATAAAAAAGCGCCATTTCTGGCGCCCGTATTGGGGTTATAAAATTCAGCTGATACTGATACCGGCTGTTGATTTCTTCATCACGACAACAAGAAGGTCGCTGATACTGGTCGTTGGCGTCCAGTTATTAGCACCATATGAAGAAACATTGAAAGTCAGGGTGACATGCCCGTGTCCGGCAGGCATATCGATGACAGATGAAAATACCCTGCTGACATCCGTCGCGGGTTGCTGAAAGATTTCCTGTCCGTTCTTCAGCACCTGCAGCTTACAGGTTGAGTACCAGTATGACTGTTGGTTGTTGCTGTTAAAGTTTTCATGCTTACCACCGCGAAACAGAACGGGTGGGATTACTATCTGACGGTCAAAAGCCTGGTCATCGTACACAGTGACCGTTATTGTACCGCTGGCATAACTGCCATTTCTCGGAAAGGATTTTCCCACCGTTTTGACAATATCGCCTTCAATCTGATTGGCTGACAGTTTCCCCTTAATCTGACAGTTCTCATTTATCGTGACGTTGTTGAGCGTCCCGGAGTTCGCATTCACGTTACCGCTGATATCGGCATTTTTAGCGGTCAGCTTTCCGTCCGGTGTCAGGGAAAATGCAGGAGGATTACCGCCGCTGGTAATGGTGGGAGCCGTCAGATATTTCAGGAACACTTCATTCATGAATATCTGATCACCCTGACCAACAAACATCGGTTTTGTGTTGCCATTTGCAGGATTAATCATCGCAATCCTGTCTGCCGCCAGCAGCACCTGACTCTGCATGCCGTCAGGGGTGTTCTCAATACCGGCACCGATACCCGCAATATAAAGGCGACCATCCTGCATCTGCTGCAGTTTCACGGCCCACATACTGTTCAGGTTATTACTGGTGTCCGTCTGAACCTTTTGTATCTGCTGGATGGTGGCCTCCTGATCTCCCAGCTTCTGGTCCGTTGTCGTCATGATTTCACTGCTTTTTTGATCCACATACTGGCGAACCTGCGCTATCTGGCGTGCATTCTCCTCATTACTCTGACTGACCGTCTGCGTGAGTTCGCTGCTGACGTTATCCACTCTCTGGCTCACCTGTGATATACCCAGTGACAGCTCATCATTTTTTTTCGCAACCAGCTGTGTGAGGCTGTTTTCTGTCTCCCCGATTTTTTGGGTCACTTCAGCAATATCACTCTCTATCTGCTGATTGATCTCATCCTCCAGTTGCTCAACTTCACTGCGCAATGCCGAGGCATTAATACGATCGTTCAGCTCCTGCCCCAGCAGGGTGCTGTTTATTTTCCCTTCAAAAAAATTGAGATACACCTCAGCATCATTAACCGGCCGGCCGACAGCTTCCACAAACGCTGATTTACCGACGATGTTCACACTGCGGATATAAAAGTAATAATCATGGCCCGGCCTGATATTAATACTGGCAGCTATCCAGTACAGCGCCGTGCCAAGATAGCGGGCTGTGGTTTCAACCTGCCTGATATCAGCAATCCGTTTTTCCGAGAACCAGAACTCAAACTGTACCGTCGGGTCATACACCGCAAGACGCGGGACTGCCGTTATCTGAAAATACCCCGGTATCAGTTCAATAGTGACAGGCGCTGCCGGTGCCGCAATCCGGAACGATACCGACGCCGGATCACCCTGCTGCCCCCGGGCATTTACAGCCCGGACCGTCAGCATATAACGCCCCAGCGCCAGTTGTCTGAAGCGGTATGTGGTTTCCGTCGTCCGGGCTGTGCTGACCAGCCGCTCACTGCCGTCGTCCGCTGCCACGGTCAGGCGAAGCATGAAGCTCACGCCCTTCACCACCTTCGGCGTGTCCCAGCGGGCCAGTACCTGATACTCCCCGCTGTCTGCGGTGACTTCGGCGGTAAGGTGCTGCACCGCTGGCGGTGTGACACCATTCACCGTGCCGCTCTGGTCGCCGTCAAAGTGCGCCCCGTTATCCACGATGGCTTCTTTTTCCGGTACATGCTGCACGGCAGTGATGGCATACGTGCCGTCGTCGTTCTCACGGATACTCACGCAGCGGAACAGGCGCTGGCGCAACGTCGGCAGCTTCAGCCCCCATACGCTGTATTCAGCAACGCCATCAGGAACACGGCTCACTTTCACCTTCACGCCGTCGGTGACGGACTGAACCTCCACGCTGACCGGACTCCCCTGCCCGTCAACCAGGCTTATCAGCGTGGTGCCGGAAGATGGCAGCGTGATTTCACGGTCGAGCGTCAGCGTCCGGGTCTGGCTGTTTACCGCCAGCACGCGCCCGCCGGTGCGGATACCGGCATAGTCATCATCGCAGATTTCAATGACATCGCCCGGTACATGGCGAAGCCCTTCGGCACCCACGCTGAAGTCCACGGTCTGCGTTTCCAGCAGTTCTGTTTTAATCAGCCACAGCCCGGCGCGGTGTGGCCTGCCCCCGGCTGGTACAGCCAAAGGCATCCATCTTCGTGACGTTACGACCGTAACGGGCAATGGCCTGCGTGTCCTCCACAAGCTCTGTCGCCGTCTCCCAGCCGTTATTCGGGTCAATCCAGTTTCACCTCAACGGCATTATGGCGGTCCTTCAGGGCGCTGAAGCTGTAGCGGAACGGCGCACCATCATCCGGCATCACCACATTACTGCGGTTATAGGTCCACACCTTATCCGACGGTCGGTCCTGCACGAACGTCAGCGTCTGCCCGTTCCATACCGGCATACAGCGCATCGCAGAGCAGAAATCACTGAGCACATCCCACGCCTTGCGCTGTGTGGTCAGGTACGCATTACAGGTGATGCGCGGCTCCGTGCCGCCAAAACCGTCCGGCACCGACTGATCGCAATGCTGGCCGATGACATACAGCGCCCATTTGTCCACATCCGCCGCACCAAGACGTTTCCCCATGCCGTAGCGCGGATGGGTCAGCATATCCCACAGACACCAGGCCATGTTGTTGCTGTATGCTGGCTTAAACGTTCCGTCCCAGATACCGCTGTATTGCCGCGTCTGCGGGTTATAGTTCGACGGCACCTGCAGAATGCGCCCGCGCAGATGATAATTACGGCTCACCTGCTGGCTGCCGAACTGCTCCGAATCCACCTGCACGCCGACCAGTGCCGTGTTCGGGTAGCCCTGTTTCACATCGATGATTTCGGTGTATGACGACCAGAGCGTTTTGTTCTGCAGCTGGTCTGTGGTGCTGTCCGGCGTCATCCTGCGCATCCGTATATTGAACGGGCGCGGCGGCAGGTTACCCACCACCACCGAGGCCAGATACTGTGAGGTGGTTTTTCCCTTAA